AATAAGGAATTTGATGCTTTTAGTGTAATCTATTGAAAATTGTTTGTTCCGGGATAGAATTGTTGAATAAAGTGTTCGATTTGAAATCGTCCTTTCTGATGGGGTGGTGACATACTACCTTGCTTTAAAATCTCAAGCAGCATGGAAAAACTATATTGGATAACAGAGCAACGTCGGGTGCGAGAACTTGTTCCGCTCGATTTTAATCCCCGGAAGGTAAATGAAGATAAGCAACGTAAACTCATCGAGAGTATCGGGATGTTTAACCTGGTGGAGATACCGGTAATTAATAAGGACAATCGAATTATCGCGGGGCAACGTAGGTACGAGGCTCTTTGGTTCGCGGGCAAGCAAGATGAACTTATCGACGTGCGAGTTCCTAACCGGATGCTTACCGAGGATGAAGTTAAACGCTATAATTTAATATCTAACACCCATGCCGGGGAGTGGGACTTGCAGAAGTTGGAAGAGTTCTTCGCGGATATAGATTACAAGGGCATTATCGAATTACCCGAGATGTCTATGGAACTTCCTTCCACGGATATGGTTACGGCTAAGGAGGAAACGAAAGAGATACTTGAGGATGAGTTTGACGAGGCTCCTGTTGCGGATCCGGTAACCAAGCCAGGGGATTTATACGAGCTTAACGAACATCGATTGCTCTGTGCAGATAGTACGGATATGCACGCCGTGGGAGAACTTATGGATGGTAAATTGGCACAAATGGTGTTCACGGATCCACCCTACAACGTTAAAGTTGCCGATATCGGTGGATTAGGGAAAGTAAAGCATGAGGAATTTAAGATGGCGTCCGGTGAAATGAATAAAAGTCGTTTTACTCGCTTTTTGGAAGATGTTATCGTAAACCTTATGAAATACTCTAAAAATGGTTCTATACACTATATTTGTATGGATTGGAAACACGTGAACGAGTTATCTACAGCCGGCAAGTTGTACCAAGAGTTCAAGCAGCTAATTATTTGGGTAAAGGATAACGGGGGAATGGGGACTTTTTACCGTTCCCAACATGAACTTATTTTTGTCTACAAAAACGGCAGAGGGAAACATATAAACAACTTCGAGTTGGGACAAAACGGTCGGTACCGCACGAATGTTTGGCAATTTGCCGGAATGAACTCCGTGGGAAACAAGGAACGGGAGAATTTGGAAGATCATCCGACAGTTAAACCCGTGAAACTTGTGGCTGATGCGATATACGACTGTAGTATGCCGGGGAATATAATTCTCGATCTTTTTCTTGGATCCGGGACTACAATTATCGCGGCAGAACAAACCGGACGGGTTTGCTATGGACAGGAGATGGACGAGAAATACTGTGACACGATAATACGGCGTTATTTGCGTTTTATGAAGCAATACGGGCATCCGGTTACGGTAAAGCGGAACGGTGTAGTTTTAGAGTCGGACGAACTCGCTAAATTCTTGTAATATGTACGATGAGTCTTTCCTGAATAAAATTAGCAGCTTCGGGGTTCTTGGATATTCCGCGGAGAAAATAATTTTCCTCGTGGATCCGGAAGATTCTGAAGTCTTAAAGCGGGATATCGAAACACCGGGGACTGATGTTTACAAGGCGTATTGGAAGGGAAAAACCACGGGCGAATACACGATGGATAAAGTGCTTTTTGATAAGGGGACGAAAGACCGGGATACGGATGCGAACGAAAGAATGAGGATTCGTATGCAGGTAGATAAAATAAACGACAAAATAAGTGAGAGCTTCGGGTTATGAGTTTGCAGCAATTACAGAAACTTCCACTTGCTGTTGTACAGCGTTTCCTTGATGTCCGTGATGCCAAGGCAGTAGGAATAGGTACAGCTTTGGCAGAATACATTTTGCAAGTAAACTTTGCTTCTAATCTGCATAAAAAATACGCTTCTATTACGGAATGTGCTAAAAAAATGCAGCAAGAATATAAAGAGCTTTCGGTGCATACCTGTCGACAGCGGATTTACGATGCAATAAATTACTTTAACTGCGATTGTAACGTTACCTCGGAAGCATGGAATAATTATTTCGCCGATCAGATGATGGCGCTGCGGGATGTAAACTTGGTGGCACACAATTTTAAGGAAGCCCGTTTGTGTATGCAGGAGGCTCGCAAGTACCGGATAGAGGCATCAAGCAACATAATTGATCCTCGCCTAAAAGAGTTTAAGCAACAACTTGTTTCTCCGGATCTCGAGATAGAGCGTATGGGAGTCAAAAAGCAGGGGTTGTTGAAGGCTTACGAGAAAGCGAAGGAGATTATTAATGCCCGGGATATTCCGGATCACGAGAAGAAACGACTTATCGAGGAAGTTGAGCGGGAACTAGATATTCAAGACACGGAGTATGAAGAAATGTAAGACAGAATCCGACATTTTTAACCAGAACTACCTTTCGGTGGTTCAAATCCTAATGAAACTCGCGGATCCCACTTTTTTGTTCGGGGAAGTCGGACGTGGTTCTGGTAAGACCACGCATATGCTTTCCCCTCGAGTGGATCGGGTACAAAATGATATGCCGGGAGCAGTTCTCGTGCTTGGAGCATCGACTTACAAGTCTATTTTCGATAATATCCTTGCCGGACTGATCGGGTATTTTCAAGAGAATTATATCCGGGGTATCTATTACGAGGTCGGGAAAGAACCTCCCCGGCACTTTAAACCATGTACGACCTTCATCGACGACTGGCGGCACACGGTGAGTTTTCATACCGGAACCGTGATCCAGTTCGTGAGTTGCGATCGTCCGGAAAGTATGCTCGGGAAAAACGCGGCACATTTATTTATCGACGAGATGCTCCGGATCCCGGAAGATAAGTTCACCGAGCGCATCATCCCGGCGTTGCGAGCTGATCGGTCGAAATTCGGGCACTCGCATTATTTTATGGGGATCACCGGGTTCTCCTCGACTCCTAATTTCGAGACTGACGAAGATTGGTGGACGAAGTATGAAAAGGACGTGGATTGGGATCTTATCGCTTGTATTCAGGAAATGGCATACGAGTTGGATATCCGTTTGGCCGAACTTGAGATAGCCAAGAAAGAATTTAACGAAGATGCAATAAAACAGCTCACGAGATTTGTAGGAAGGTGGGGTTCTCGAATTAATTCTTTTCGGAAAGGAGAAACCTATTATCTTCGAGCATCTTCTTTTTCTAACCTTAAAATTCTGGGTATAGATTATATTATCAATCAGGTGAAGTCAATCAAAGACGAGGACAAACTTAATACATCTATATTCTCCGTGCGGAAGCAGAAGGTGAAGGATATGTTTTTCGGGAAGTTTGGTAAGGAACATGTTTTTGATGACAGTTACGTGTATAATCTCATTGATACTTTTTCGGCAGATATGCAGCTTGAGGAATCGAGTCGTAATTTAAAATATTGCAATTCCAATATGCCTTTGTATGCGGGCTTTGATCCGGGACCGTTTATGTCGATTGTTTTTGGACAGAGACAGCATGGACGACCTTCTACCTTCCGGGCGATAAAGAACTTTTGGGTGATCCATCCGGAGCAACACGAGGAACTGGCAGAGAAGATCGATACGTTTTTCAAGTATCATCGGCGAAAGGAGATATTCCTCCACTATGACCGGGCGGCGAATCAGAATGATCCCCATTACCGGAAGTATTATCCATTGGCAACAGATCTGAACGATACGGATGCGATTCTTTTGCAGAAGGCTCTTGTAAAACGTGGATGGGGTGTTAAACTAATGTCACTGAATCAGGCAACCATATATCATCATCAACATTATCGGCTTCTGAATATCTTGTTTAGTAAACCGGATGGACGTAGAGATAATATTTTGATTGATCGGAACGAATGCGATGCCTTGATAAGTAGTATAAACCATTCCCCGATCAAGCGGACAGATGGACGGGTACAATTGGATAAGTCTTCGGAAAAAGAGTTAGAGTACAAGGATCAGGCATATTACTCGACGCAGATTGCGACAGCTTTTCTTTATTTGTTATGGGGAGAATACAAGCACTTGTTGCCTGAAGATACCGGTGGAAATATGGGATATTCCAGTACTTATTCGGGGTGTTAATGTGAATTTTGATAGGTTTTTGGAAGTAATTTAATCAAAAAAATATCCTTTTGAGTTATAATTTTTTGAAGTTAATGTATTGATATTTA